TGGTGGTGTGGTGGCTATCCCGCACTACATTATGGAATTGAATGGAATTCGCTATCGAGTAGTGAATGCTGGAAAGAAGTTATTTCTTTTCGAGCCGTCCGCCCGGCAATTTCATAAGTATATGGTTCAATTGCTACGAGGGAAAAATCCCATTTTTGAGTTTCTTTGTATAATGAAGTTAAAGCAAGAATGGAAGATTGCTCATAATAAGGGCCTCGAAGCATTGCGAAAGATGCAGACAAAGTGTAGGGAATTCTTTATAGCAGGTATGCTAGGAATTTACCTATCTCATCTTTTGATGAATCGCCGGATGTTCATAGAACGTGGGAATATGATAAGGATTGGAATGAAATTCGTATATGGAGGCGCGTATGAGCTAGCAAAATATATGCGATATGACGTTCCTAAAATGATATATGTGACAGGTGATATTAAAGGTTTGGATAAGAAAATCAAAGATTGGCAGTTAATGCTTTTCATTTTGACAGGTCAGCGTTATTTTAATTGGAAAAAATTTACTAAAGGAAAATCCCGGTTTGTAAAAAAACTTTTCCGAATCTTGGCGTATAATATAGCTCATAAGGTTGTGTTACACGTGGGAGGTTTTTGGAGATTTATGAGAGGTTTTATGTATTCTGGTGGGAAAGAGACATCATCCGGTAATAGTTGGATTTTGGCGTTAGCGTTTTACTGTTACGTGGTTTATACTGTGAATAAGTATCCTCATATTCGCCCCTATGTTGACCGTTATTTTGAACTAATGTTGATAATGATAGTAGTTTATGGTGACGATCATATTTGGGGTTGTCCAGCATCTTTGTCCGAATATTTAAATAAAGATTCTTGGACTCGATTTTTAGAGAAGTTTTTCGACATGGAATTACAGGATGCCGAACAGTTTGATTCGTTTTTATCAAAATTCGATCATTACACTGGGGAAATCAAGAAATATGGACCTAAATTTTTGAAACGGTATTTCGTTTTGAATGAATTTGATCCTAGACTTGCCCCTGTGCTCCCAGTTAAACCGACCGATGAAACTATGATTCGTCTCTTTTGTAATAATAATCAGGAGCCTTATGATTATTTGATGAGTGCCACAGGTATGGCCTGGGATACTCTAGGGATGAATATTGCTGCGTATAATAATGCAAAATCTTTTTTTGAGAAAATAAAGCAAGAGTTTCCGGATGTTACTCCCGCAATTGTCTATCGAAAATATTCAACCGATCCAGCCAGAAGAGATAAGCTTAATAATTTATCAAGAAAATTAGGAATCTCAGTAGAAACAATTTTTAATGATTTTCCCACACTGTCTCGTTTACATGATTTGCATGTTCATGATTCGAAAAAGTGTCGTTTTGGAGGAATTATGGAAGAGTACGATATGGAGCTAAGCAATATGGATTTTGTATCCGATTATGCTCCAGTTCCCTCAATATAAAATTAATTTTT